CCCAATTCCAGAAGTTGGTCTTCAATGGTTGTTTGCGAAGTATTGACCTGAGTGGTTGAACCATTGACATATAAGTTTCCAGTAACAGTTAAGTTGTTGGAAACAGTAACATCATTGGGAAGACCATAAGTAATTGATTGTCCAGAAACAGTTACATCAATCTCATTTGTTGTTCCAGCAAAAGTCATTGTCTGTGACGTTGCCACAGAACCACCTCCACCACCAGTACCGTTAGTACCTTCTGCAGTGGTGATTGTCAAATCAACTGCTTCTAATGATGTTTCTAAATCTTGCAGTGCTTGCTTGACAGTTCTAGAGTCACTAATTGTTCCACCAGTAAATGTTCCAAGATCTGTGGAATCTCTGGATACACCAGATAAAGTTACAAGATTATCACCAGCCTGTCCATCATCTAAAACATCTCTACCATCAACTGTACCAGAAACGGTAATATTCCCAGTAACATCTAAAGTAGAACCATCAAAGGTGAGATTTCCACTGTCTTCTAATGCACCAGAAGTACCTGCAAGAACAACTCTACCTGAAGTTAAGTCTGAAACAGTTGCAGATGAAAGTGTAGTCTCTCCTCCAGAAATATCTGCACCACCATTTGCATCAATTGCACCAGTAAATGTAGAAACACCAGTTACACTTAAATTTCTTGTAGTGATGTCATCTCCAATTGAAGTTTCTGAAGCACTTCCAGTAACTTGTATTCCGCCAACAAAAAGTTCATTGTCAATATAGACATTTGAAGTTGTGAAAGTTGCAACACCAACAACCGTTACAGTATCAGCACCAGCATTTCCGAGAGTTACATCTCCATTAGCTGTTAATGCACCAGTAACAGTTAAATCATTTCCAATAGTAACATCATCTGGGAGACCAATTTGAACTTGATTATTAGTTACTGCGGTTTCAATTTCATTTGCTGTCCCTGCAAATGTAAGAGTATCTGTAAGAAGGGCAACAGTGTCAGTACCACTATCACCTGCCATGCTAAGATTTGCTGCAGAATCAATAAAGGATAGTGTTCCAGAACCATTTGTTGCAAGAACTTGACCACTGGAACCATCTGTTCCTGGCATTGTATATGTAACAACCCCAGCAAGACTATCTGGTGATTTGATTGTTACATATGAAGTACCATTGGATGTTCCTTCAACAAGGTTAACACCACTTCCAGTTGAGGAGGTACTGTTGGTCCAAAATCTTCCAGAACCAACTATCTGGTTTGTTGCTGTTTCGGAAGTAAGACCTACATACAGATCATAACTATCTGTAGTAAATCCAGGTTCACCTGCCCTTAATCCAGGGAGATTAGTAAGAAGACCTCTCTTAAACTGAATTACGGGAGATGCCATCTTATTTTTAGATATTTATTTGTACTATTATTTAGAGGAAATTAAAAACTACCTGCGTCTAAATCAATACGATCATCTAAATCTGTATCTAATTGATCTATGAAGTCACTTGGAAGTCCAGGAGATTCTGTATCGGTTACTGCAGCAGATAACAATGTATCTACATTGACTGTGGTATACTTTTGAGTTACCGCATCATACATAATCACATACTTATCTTTTACATCATCTTCATTAAAATCTTCTAAGTCCCCAAAAGTAGCTGGCACTTGAACACCTCCACTAATTGTTGTTACTTTAAAGTTGTTCTCTTGAGATTGTTTTAAAGATACCGTAAATGTTTGTTGACCAGATACACTAACGTTCATAGGGATACCGTGTCTACTACTAAAGCCATACCTTCAACAACTTTTGTCACCGCCCCATCAGATGTTTTGGTAATAATAATATCAAAATAATTTCTACCAGAATTTAAATCTGCAGTATTTGCTGCACTCATAGAAATTTTAATTTCACCAGTTGCTGCCGTTATGGTTGTTGAAAATGATTTTGAAGAAGAATCGGTTGGATACTTTCTTATCTTTGATGTCGCAGTATAATTATTCAAAGAATATATAGAACCATCACTGTTCGAGATGGTAAAGGTTGACTCAAAGTTAGTTCCTTTTTCAATTCTTAAATTAACTGAAGGTACTGACATCTTTACAAATCATTTTAACTATTTATATCTTTAGTTGAATTCTTGAGAAGTTTTTGAAGTTCTGCAGTAGATCCAACAAATAATGCATTATTAACTGTGGTTGGTCCTTTCTCTACCTTATCTTCATTAACATCTTTTAACTTTTGTTGAAGTGTGAGAAGTTTATCAGTCGCATCAGCCACATTTTTAATCAACTGACCAGCAACCTCATAAGCTCTTGGCATTTCACTTTCTTGTGCCAATTCTAAAATACCATCAATAGCTTCTTGTCCTTTTTCAATAATTGAATATAAGTTACCTCTGGTATACTCATAATCTTTTTTGATATGGTCCATCTGAGAAGAAAGTCTTTCGATCTTCTTATCAACTGGTGGTTCTACTGGTGCAACTTCTACTTCTGTGGAAGAAACATCAAATACTTGGTCTAGTTCATCATACTTTTTAGACATGAGTCAGTCCTCAGAAAACAGTTCCATCAAATCCGAAGTTGTCTCCGAGTTCAATCAGAGAATTGTCAGCAACGGTAATTCTACCGACTGGAGCACCCAACACATGTTCTTTAGCAGTGGTCTTATCTCTTGCTCTATCAACAATTAACTTATTACCACTCTTAGACTTGACATAAATCGATTCATCACCAATCGAGATATAAGAATCTTGTGGAATTGATGATGCGTCATCAACCTCAATAATAGTTTCTGTTATATCAACATTTTCTGCTAACAGGGTTGCAACGTCTCCATCGTAATTTTTGGTTGCTCTTGGAGTAACTTGATATGTAAGATATCTTTCTGCAGATTTAGAACCTTTGGAACCAGCAATGTAACCAATAGAAACCTTATCGATGATATTACTACTAACATCAGTAACAGGACCGTATATGAATGTCTTAGCAGTAAATGTTAAAGTATAAACAAGAGCTCTCCTGGTGTCAAAATTACCTTCATAATCATCTTCCATTTGAATGTTGTCAAGATTAACAGGAACATACTTGATCTCATTCAAATTACCAAGAAATTTGATAGGAAGTGAATATGATGGTTGAAAATATGGTAAGATTTGTTCTACAATTTGTAACATGTCATCATTTAACTTCGTCATGATCGAAAGTTGAATTGTCATGTTATATGGAACAGGGACAAATGTTTTTTTCGTCGTTCCATCAGGAGTTTCAGTTACAATGGTCTGTGTTTGAGTTACTTTTCTACTTGGATCATATGAAAGATCAGTAAACTCGAAAGACATTCTTGGAAGAGTGATCTGAACAGGACGATTCAGATTAGCCTCTTGTTCCATTCTTGCAAGAAACTTTTGAGTTGGTCCATATGCAAGAGGAACCCTAATGACACTAGATGTGTCATCATTTCCATCTTTATGATGAACTTCTATTCCATTGAAAAGAGTACCAAATCCAATAATTACGGATCTGAATACTTCATTGTAGAAATAATCAAACATTATCTTACTCTAGTTTACTAACTATTTAGATCAAGGCATTCCGAAGGGATTTTTTTCAGTGAAATCAATAATACTGTCACCTTCCGTTTGAATATTGTCATTATCTGCAAATGGTGTTACCAAGTCATCATCCTCTTGTGACATCATCGAATATAAAGCTTTAGACTCAGTTCCATAAACAGTTTCACCACTAGTGAAGTCACCATCAACAATTTTAATTTCAAGAGATTTGGAAGAAGCTGTCCATTTGTTGACTCTTGCAGTCGTACCAGAAGTTGAACCGATTACGAGTTCATTAAAGACATACGTTCCTATACCAACTGTAGAACCAATTCCAACAGCAGGTGAGTCAACGGCAACACTCATAGGAAGATCACCAGTGGTGTAACCAGTACCTGCATGTATCAGATAGGCACTGGTAATATTACCAGCAGAGTTGATATATGCAATACCAGTTGCTGATGTACCACCACCAACTGGTTCTGGGAATACAAGTGAAGGATTAGATACATATCCAGAACCACTATTTCCGATAGTAATGGTTTGAATTGTTCCAGTTCCAATACCTGTAGTTGCTGCAGCACCTGAACCAGTTTTATTGTTCAATGTGGTGAATGAAACCCATGGAGCAACAGTGTATCCACAACCAGAGTTAGACATGTAAACTGCCTGAACCTTTCCACCAGTTGATCCTGAACAATTAATGTAGTCATTAGTGATGGAAGAAATTCCTACAGTAATAGTCTCACCTGTAGGCGCAGAAGAGAAACCTACAAGTGGTTCGTGGTTGTAATTGTTACCCATATTCTTAATGAATACGTCGGTAACACCACCAGTAGTACAAATCGTTACGGTAGAGATACCAGCCGTTACACCAGCACCAATCAATTGAAGTGTCCGAATATAACCCAAATCTTGAGTTTCATCATCAATATCATCAATACCAGTATCAATAACCTCATCCTCAATACGGAAGAGACTACAAGTCAGTGTATAAACGTAGTTTTTTTGTAATTGGTAGAATGGTTGTTCGTGTTCGACATACTTAATTTCAAATAATCGATCACCAAGAGGAAAATATATCAAGTCTCCTTCTTTTGGTCTACTTGTTAGTTCACCGTTATCAATATTTTTCGTCAAAGGTGCAATATACAACTCATAACGGTCTTTTGAGATTATGATCTTCAAATCATCGTAATTTTGAATGCCAAACTTACTCAAAAGTGTCCCTTGACCACCATACCCCTCATAACTGTCAACATACGCTTCAATTGGATAAGAATTCTCAAATTTCGACTCAATTACCTCTTTTATGACCGTATTTTTAGTCACAAATTTTCTGGGTATATAATATACTTCAACCCCATACATCCTCAACTGTTCGTTGATGAGATCTTGGACTAAATTTTGTTCAGATTGTGATCCCTGAAGAAAAAATGGATTTAACATATCAACCAATCATATCCATAGGAGGAAGTTCGTAAGTAGAAGACATTTTTTCTCTAATAACTTCTAATTCTCTTTCTGCGTCTTCATACATTTGTCTACCATTGAGTTCGATTCCTCCAGGAAGTTTAACTCCTTGGAATTTCATCATATTTTGACCCCATTGTCTCTTTATTAATGAGGTGAGATAAGGTTTAATGAAAGAATCATTCCAAATTCTGCTATAATCTGTACCATTCATGGCCCTATAACACTCAATAACCAAAAATTCACCTGTACTGACAGTAGAGTAGTCAATATCAAGATATAATTTGTCCTGTCTTTGATTAAATCTGATATGTTTATGAGTATTCAGGAGAAAATTCATCGTCTCCAAATAACTCATTGTCATCGAGTATGACAACATATCGTACCCAGATGCTGCTGTAATTCCTCCCCATAAACCAAAAACATCATTTAAGAAAAACTGATATTTTACATTCCACATTCCAGATCCAACAGTATCATTAAACTGAAAAACCTTTTCAACCCCGATAACATCTGGTGGAACTTGTAAGTAATTACTATTTTCATAATAAGTGAATGTAGTTGCACTTCCTACAATACTTGTAGTTGCACTAGTAGAAGCAATACCAACTTGTGATCCACCAGAAGCACCAGGTGGTCTTGCCTTACCTCTATCAATATCGTCTTGAGTTAGTTGATATTTGAGAAAAACTTTTTCAACACCATCAAAGTGCCTCTCATTGAACAATTGAATTGCATCATCGACCAAATCTTCAATTTGTTCGTCGGCAACATTAATCTCTAAGACAGGATAACCTAACTGTCTTTTACAGTAATCAATTAGTTCTTGTCTAGAGGATGGTTTAGCCATTTATAGAACTTCTTTTTTTTATTTATGATTATCCATAAAATGTTGGAGCATCATCTTAATATCACCTAAATCACCCTTGATTTCATCAAGTTCATTCTCAATAGAATCGATTCTTTCTTTATCAGAATTGAGTTTTTTACGATTCATCAAATAGGTATTATAATCATTTTGATTTGTGTTAATTATGGCATTAGAACGGGTATCTCTATGATACCCGTCCTTACCTTCAATAGGAATCAAAGACATATTATGCTAAGGCAATTGCACGGAGGTTTCTAAACTGTGGTACAACAGACTGATTGGTCGATGTACCGACGATCTTGATTCTAAAAGATGAGAATGCAGGAAGATCTTCATTGGTAAATGTGTACTCTCTAAATTGATCAATAGAAGGATCATCAGTATATGAATCCAATTTAGGAATATTGAGATCAGAAGATCCATCACTTACAGTCTTACTAAGAATAACCTTTCCAGTTTCATCAAAGTTACTGTACCCAGGGAAAGGAACAAATACTACTTCTTTTGCTGTACTGTCAGGTTGATTCAATGCATAGAATACTCTTACATCATTGTATGTTGAAATGTAAGCGTCCAGATAAACTTTAAGTCCAGATGCAGGATTTTCAAGAATAATGTTCTTAGTAACATATACAAATCTGTTTGGATCATCAACAACTGTATTAACTTTATAATCGGTTGAGTAATCACTAATAGGATTATTAACTCTATTGGTGATAGTAACAATTGAGGAGTTATCAAGATCAATTGCGGGTGATAATCTTGAGTCAAATGAATATAAGTTTGCTGTCAATTCAAAAGACTTATTACCAGGTTGAGCAGAAAGATAAGTGTCCTCATTGACTTGAGAAGCAATCATCCTTGGAGTATCAAAATAGTTTTTCTGGAAGTTAGTAATACTTGTAAATCCCTTATCAACAAATGCAACTTCAGTTCCAGAAATACTTCTTTGGGCAGTTGTCTTTGCCTGGAATACAATATTGGAACCTTTTGGTTCAATAGTTGTGATTTTTGGAATCATAATATTGAATGGTAAGTTGTAACTACCTTTTGCATCTTCACCACCAGCAGTGACTCCAGTGTTGAAATACAATTCACTGAAATCGGTTCCAGTTCCTCTATTTGTTCCATAATCAGTATCTTCCACATCAATTTTTACATCATAAGTATCCAGAGTAATGGGATTAGAAGAAGTCACATTATTGAGGTTATGTGTTCTATTGATTCTTCTCAATGAAACACCATCAAGTTCATACTTATAAACAAGATCATCAATATTATGTTTTGTTACAACTGTATTATCAACACCTCTAGTAATACCAGTTAATGTATTACCACTAACTCCAGTATACTTGACGATTTCCTTACCAATCTTAGCGTATCCTGGATTGGTTGTACCAACACCAACACCTTCAAAGTTACCAAAATCAGTAGTACTGGATACAGTAATTGCACCAGTTCCAGTTCTCGTATAATTAACAGTTAGAGGTGTAGGATCAACATTAGATTCAATGTCACTCAAAGTAACCATGTTGACACTACTATACATTCCATGATTTCTTTGGAAGACATTAAAATGTCTTCCATCAGTATTAACTCTGATTGGAGAAACGGGAATTACGGTTCCATTAATGTTGGAATTGATGGTTGTAGCAGTTCCAGTAGTTGTGTCAACATATAATAACTCATTAGTTGTGTCAAATGAACCCTGTACTTCATCAAGAACCAGTTCATTATTACCTTTCAATTGATTAATTGAAAGTTTCATGTTTCTTCCAAGTTGATTATTACCAACCTGAATAGGTGTTAATACATCACCAATAGTGTATCCTTTACCACCTTGATTAGTGGTAATTGTTGCACCAATCGCAATACCATTTTCAACATAAATGTCTGCTCTTGCATTTACACCCTTACCAGTGATGCTTGTGAGGGCAACACCAGCAAATGTGTAGGAACCAGAAGAAGGAGTGTATCCGATACCTGAATTTGTAATCGTAAGGGTAGAGAACGCAGATCCTGCATAACCTACCAGAGTTCCAGATCCAGTTGAATTTGACTGGGTAATCTTATTACCGATAACCAAATTTGGTTCTTGAATGGTAGTTCCTATACCAACACTAATGTTTCTTGGTTCAATTGTAATTCCATCTTTTGGAATACTTGAAAGTGATGTGGGAAGTTTGGGGTTATAGAAGTTAACAGTTCCTGCAGGAACAAAATCAGCACGGTATAAACTAAACTTAAGGTCTTCATACTGACTTGGTGTCCAAGTAGAAGCATTCTGTGATTTGAACAGTGAACCAAGAACTGGTTGTTTCGAAACAAGAATTTGTCCCTCTTCGGAACCAATGGTTGAAACATCAATTTCACCAAGTCTAGAAATCCAAACATTATATTCTGTGGAGTTGGAAAGAAGAACAATGGCATATTCTTTCTGACCTTCAACATATACTGGTGATTCAAATTCAAATGTTGTAGCAACACTACCATCGGTAGATACATTTACATTTTTTGGATTAACATCAACTTCAGAGTATGGAAGAATTACTGAAGTAGGTGTACCAAGTTGAACTTCTCTAATCTGACATGTGATAGGAATATTCTCGTCTTTTGAACTGAAGAATATATCAACCTTGGTAAGAAATACTCCTCTTTCATCCTGAACATTGAATGTTTGAGCGAGAGGATCTTTATAACATCCCTGCCAACGAATACCAGTAATTCCAAAGTCTCTTGCAACTTGTTGTCTAAATGGACTGGATTTAACTGGAATGCCTTTACTAGCCGCCCATGACAGACCGTAGGCGAGGTCAGTACCAGGTCTCACTGGTGGACGTGTTGTTCTAGGTGGAGAAGGCCTTCCTCCACCTCCTCCACCATAACTTGGCGGTGGTGGCGGTGGTGGTGGTGGAAAGGCTCTAATGTTTTCAAATACGGTGTTAGTACCTTCACTGGTCTCTTCTCTTGTTTCGAAGAAGGTGTTCTCAACTTCTACTCTAGCATTTCTCAGTGAAAGAGTAACTTCCTGTGTATTTTCAATACTGCCTTCCGAATAGAATATTTCATCAGCAGCTGTAGAAGAGAGACCTTGTATACTACTATTTGTTGAATCATTAGTGAGTCTAAAGGTTGAAGAACCAGTTTCAAAAATAGGATTACTGAGGTTATTTCCATCAGGAATTCTGAAAGAACCAATAATAGTACCAAGTCTATCAGTAACTAATCTACGACTCTTAACCGTTGCAGAAGCTCCACTGGATTGTCCAGTAAGGATCATACCTTCTCTTATAAAACCTTCAAATTCAGGTTGATTTTCTGATGCAAGGCTAAATGTATCGACATTCAGAATTGTAGATGTTTCTGAATAAACTGCAGGTAATGTATTAGTTCTATCATATGGATTTGAATCATAAACATCAGTAGGATTATTATAAGGTCCATACTTATGATTTGCTGTAGCAACCCTAAATTTAATTCTGGCAATTGTGGACATATCAATACGTTGACCAGTATTGGAGAAAATCATTTCACCTTCTACAGTTTCACCAACTTCAAAAGTACCACTGTCCATAGTGATCTCAAGAAGTTTACTATGACAGAAGTTACTGACAGAGGTATCGTCAAAGAAGGCATAAACCTGAGTAAATGGTTTTAAACGTGTACCAGTAAACTCAATATTACGAGGTCTAATAAAGTGAATGATTTCTCTACTTACAATTCTATCACCTAGAGATTCATTAGTAATTAACTCAGTAACAGTAGACTTAGACCCTGTTCTTTGTTGACTAATGGCTACTTCAGATTTGGTATTAAAGACTAGAGCTTCTGAACCCCATCTAGTGTTTTTACCAGTTGCTTTCAGTTCTTCTTCTTTAGTGAGTTGTCTACTTTTATGACGACCACTATTTCCTAGTTTTCCTTTTATCTCTTGGTCACCTTCTCTTGTAAAATCAAGAACATTGATACCAACAGTTTCCCAAGAATTCCATTGAACTGGAGTAACACCAATTCTAGTACCATCATTTGCTGTTGTTATTTCCGCACCAAGTGCAGATGCAATTGCTTCAAACGATCCTTC